CCATCTTGTCGCGACCCTTCGCCTCGTCGGAGGTCAGGATCGCCTTGATGCGCGCGCTCTCGGCCGCGGCGCCTTCGCGCCGGGCGGCGGCGAGGGCGGACTCGTGCTCAGCCAGGCCGATCGTCTTGGGAGCATCGGCCCCCGCAGTGGTATCGCTCATGTTCATCCTCACGGGGGTGATGGTGACGTTGGTGCGCTGGCGCTGGAGGTCCGACAGAGCCTCCTCGAAGGTTCCGACCGCGTCGGCGAGGCCGACGCTGACGGCGTCGGAGCCGCGGAACATGCGGGCCTTGGTGTCGCGCACCGCGGCCTCGGTCATCTTCCGGCGCCCGGCGGCAACGGTGCGGACGAAGTCCGCGTAGGTTCGGTCGACGCCCTCCTGGAAGCGGTCGCGCACATCTGCCGACAGCTCTGCGAAGGGGTTGCCATCGACCTTGTGCTCGCCGGCGAAGATCAGGGTCGGCTTGATCCCGCGCTTCGCCAGCTCTCCGCTGCGATCCAGGTGCAGCATCACGACGCCGATCGATCCGACAGCGCCGCTGGGCGGGACGACGATGCGCGTGGCTGCGGAGGCGATGGCGTAGGCCGCGCTGGCGGCATAGCCATTCGCTACGGCTGTGACCGGCTTCTCCTTTGCGATGGCGCGGACCGTGTCGGCCATCTCAAAGGCGCCCATGGCCTCGCCGCCGGGGCTCTCCATATCGAGCAGGATCGAGCGAACCTGCGGGTCGGAGGCGGCGGTGCGGAGCTGGTGGGACAGGCCCTCATAGCTGGTGAGGCCGGACGAGGATCCCATCCAGGCGCCTCGGTTCACCAACTCGCCCATCACGGACAGGATCGCGACGCCATTCCCCGCCATGCGGTAGCCGGCGTAGCGGCCGTCGCGGACGACAGGGTCGCCGACGAAGCGCGACGCACTCTCCTCCGGCTTCTCCCACTGCGCCAGGTCGACAAGCGGGTCCTCGCCCATCCTGGAGAGGAGGACGGATGCCACGGTCTCGGCGGCGTCGGGGGCCAGGAGCAGCGGCTGGTTGAACAGCCGGCTCGCGATCTGAACGAATGCCGGCATTCTCAGCTCCTTCGCGCGCCGGCCGTGATGGCGCAGCGGTTCGGCGCCCGGCCCTGGCTCGAAGCGCAGTCGTTCTCGAGCTGCGCGATGAGGAGGCCGAACGCCTTGATGTCGCCGCCGTAGTTCCAGACCTCGCGGTCACGGAAGGCGACCTTCTGGACATGCTCTCCGGCGAGCAGCTTCATGTAGGCGGGGCGCAGTGCGCGGAGCGCCTCGCACGGGTCGTAGTCGACCACGCCGAACAGCGCCTCGTAATCAATCGGCATGCTCGGTCTCCACCTTGGCCTCGAGCGCCCTGATCTCGGATCGGAGCGCATTGATGTCGGAACGGACGTAGGTCCGCCCGACCGTGGCGCCATTGATGAGTTCGACCTTGATGCTCGCTTCGCGCTTGCCGTCGAGCAGGTCGAAGTAGGCGGCCTTCAAGGCGTGGAGGGCGTTACGAGGGCGTGCGAACTCGGTCATGGCGCGTGATCCTGATCGGGACGTGCGGGAAGCACTCAACCACCCGCTCAGCGTCCCCGCGCCGCTCGTACTCAGCGGCGCGGGCGCGATCCATGGTCCAGCCCGGCTCTCCGCCGGACAGGGTGTAGTAGAGCGGGTCGTCGCTATGGCTCTCGCCATGGACGAGCACAAACACATCTGCCATGGCTCACCCCGCGAAAGACGGATCGTCCGTCTTGTCCTCGGTCCCGGTCGCCTGGGCCTTGCTCTCCGGATAGATGTGCGGATCGGGCAGGCCCTTGCTGATTGCGTATTCCTTCTCAGCAGCGCGTTGATCCGTCACCTCGCGCCAGTCGAGACCATAGTCCGCGCAAATCTGCTGCCACGTCGTGACGCCAAGCTTGTGCAGTACTTCATGGGCTCGCGCGGTCTTGAGGTCGTCGGCCTGCGGTCGCGCGGGTCCGGTCCAGAGCGCGCCGGTCGCCGCCACGCGGTTCGCGTAGAAGGCGTCCAGCCCGCCGGGGAACTCGATCCTGCCGGAGCCAATCTCCTCCTCGAGCCAGTTCTGATAGGTGATCTGGCAGAACGGCACCGCGATGTTCGAGCGGCGCTGGAGGACGATGTTCCACTGCTCCGCGGTTGCCATGCGGACCGACGAATAGGTTGCTCCCCGGTAGTCGCCCGTGGCGCTCTCATAGGTCACGCCGGCGCAGCGCGCGATCTCGCGGGTCAGCCACGCCATGAAGCCGTCGAAGTTTTGGGCCGACTGCTGCGAGGCGTGGAACTCCAGCTCGTCGCCGGGCATCAGGTGCCCGATGCGGCCGTGCTGGAACAGGTCGATCTTCGCGTTCTCGTACCAGTCGATCTTGGCCTCGGCGAAACCGTCGAGGTCCACGACTTCCTTCTGGTCATCCGCGGTCCGGAGGCCGGCGAACGCAGCGTCGCCCATCAGGCCCGTCTTCACGGTGGCCGCGAAGATGGTCTGGATCATCGCCGAGGTCAGCGTGGCATCGGCGTACTGGTCGACCTGACGCAGCACCTTGATGACCGGCGCGAGCGGCGAGATGCCGCGCGGCGCGCAGGTCAGCGGATCGAAGATGTGGGCGACCAGGTAGCGACCGTCCCTGTCGAAGGCGCGGTATTCGACGTCGCGCCACGACATCAGGTCGGTGTCCTTGACCCTGACCTTGTAGGCGAGGGGCGCGCCCCAGCGATCGACCCGGACGCCCTGCACCAGGTTCTGCCCGTCGCTCTCCATAACCAGCCGGCTCGGCGGCAGGAGCGCGATCTTCGACAGCGTGGAGCCGCTCGGCCGGCGGAACATCGGCAGAAGCGCGAAGGTCTCGCCGAACGCCAGCCACGACCGGATCACGGCCTGCTGCATCTGGCCGTGCGTCATGCGCCCGGCAGCGTCGCACTCCTGCGGGTTGCTCGAGTAGCTGTACCAGCGGCTCTCGACCCGTCCCGACCAGTTGCGAGCGAACTCCTCGGTCCACCCTAGGGCCTCAAAGTCGGGGCGGACCGCGACATTGAGGCCGGAGCCGACGATCTGCGCGGTGCAGACGTCCGCGACGCCGGCGATGAAACCGGAGTTCTGGAGGCTCTCCACGGCGCGGGCGGCGCTGTCGTACCAAGCCTGCCCGATGTCGTCGGAGGTCTCGCGGAGGGCCGGGCGCCAGGTCTTGAGGAACTGGCTCCGGTTTTCCCGGAAGTAGCCGGCGCGCTCCTTCGGAGCCGAAACGGAGAGTTCCTTCCCCTTCTTGCGCTTAGAGCCCATGGAGACGCCTGACCTTGTCCTTGAGTGGCCTCGTGGCCTCCGGCGGCGGTCCCATGGTGAGATCGCGCCGGCGTGCCTCGAAGTTGAACCTGCACATGCTCCGGACCGCGACGGCATAGACCCCGCAGTCAAGAGCTTCTGCGGCTCGGTATCCGATGCGCTCGAAGCGCACCTTGATGCGCCCCGCCACCGTCTTGGCGACGCGGCGCTCGGAGGTGAACTGCTCGAACCATTCGGCGGAGAGATACCGGCTGAACCGGATCGCTCCGGGCTGGCCCCGTTCGACCGCGGCGCGCGAGAGGAGGTCCATCTTCACCTGGTCGACGCCGACGATGTACGCCGTCGCGCCGGATCGACGCGAGCGGCGCGACTTCATCGCCTTCATGACCGGGATCGGACCCTCTCGGCCCTTGATCGCGTAGACGCCGCGCATCGAGCGCGGTCCGCAGAAGTCATAGACCTGCTGCGTCCGATTGCCGTCGCCGCTGTCCACAGCCGCCGCCTCGATCCCGATCTCCCCGCCAAGCGGGTGCTTCCAGACCGTCGACAGCATGGCGTCCAGCGCCGCCCAGGTCGTCTCCAGGTTTGTCGCGCCTCGGATCACCTCGTGACCGAGCGACCAGAGCTGGTTCTCAGACCAGCCCCAGAAACCCACCTCGAGACGGTCCGGCTGAACGTCAACGCCAGCCGTGATGTAGAGGACCTCCTCCGGGATGGAGGCGATCCACTGGCCCTCATCCTCGCTCCAGCGGATGCAGAAGTCCTCGGCGCGACCCTGAAGCGTGTCGGCGTCGAGCATGTCGAGCGCCGTGCTCCACGGAAGCGCGAGCACGGTGTTGTAGAAGACCTGCAAGCCGGACGGGCCGGCGCGCTTGGCCTCGAGATATTCGCGGACGAGCTGACCCCACCGCGCCTGCGGCTGGAGAGATGCCAGCGCGTTGACGCGGAACCCGGCATGCGACTTGACCTCCGGCCGAGTGGCGCGGAACTCGCCGGCCTCGACCATCTGGGTCTTGTAGCGCTCCTCGATCACGCAGCCGTTGGCCGGGCAGATCGCATGCGCGGTGTCCGGGTCATCAGCCCAGTCGATGTGATCCCAGAGCAGCTCAAAGCGCTCCCCGC